CAGTATTTGGACAAGGCAAAACACCAAGAAACAAGGATTACATGTATATTCCATTAATTAATAGAATGTATGAAATTAATTCACTTTCAATTGCTGATGAATTTAATCAAACTTCGTCTTATTGGAGATGTAAATTAGTTAAATATCAAGAAAGATCATCAGTTATTAAAAATGAATTTGAAGTTGATACAGATAATTTAACAACAGGGGTTGAAGAAGTATTTGGAGAAAGGCAGAGAGAAGAACAAGAAAAAGTTACTAATCCAACGCAATTCCAAACAGTTTCTACTGCATATCGAGACGGAATTAGAGGATTTATTGATAAAGATTTAAAAATAGAAGATTATGATCTAAAGAACAGATGGACCGTTGTTAGTAAAAACTATTACGATTTAAGTAATATTAACGGACAAAGAACTGGAGTTGAATATGCAGTACCTTCTAAATTAATTTCAACCGATAATCTAGCAACTAGTTTATGGTTTTCTCCACAACTAGATAGCACAGATACGGGAGAGTATGTTTTATTTGGAGATTTAGCAGCACTTGGTGGTTTTAAATTATTCTATAGTAATACCGGATTTAAGGTAAGTGCAAACGGAATAGATCATGAATTTAACCATGGAATTACCCTACAAAAAGGAGAATGGTATGGATTAATCTTTAATATAAACAATAAGTTTTTACAGATTTCTCTATCATTATATAGATTGGATTCAACCAACAACACTGGAACATCAGTAGGTTCTCGTCCGCAAGATGCAAGTAATAATTTAATTGAAGAATATACAGAAACAATAGAAGCAGGTCAACCACTACAGTGGGATTCGAATTCAAAATACCACATTAGAGGAAATAAAACTTATATGACAAATATCAGGGTATTTACTAATGTGATAGAATTTGAACAACACCACAATATATTAAATCAATATGTAGTTAGAGATAATCAATTATCAATCCTTATAGATAATGCAATCCCAAGTTTAGGCTATCAACGATTCAAGAACGCTAGATAAAATTAGGATAAATAATCTATAATAAAACATTGAAATATGCCAGAAGATAAGAAAAGTATTAAATCACAAGCTGAAGATATTAGAAAAGAATTAGACGATTTGATTGGGAATAATAATCCTATTCAATCTGCTATAGAGACTGATCCGGAATTACCGGCGAAAAGAGATCTTCCAGCCAGAATGTCTTACTCTGAATTAAAAACAAGTGCCAGTAAAAAAGCAACAAAAACTATTACTAGTTTAATGAAGTTTTATCTGGACGAGGATATAATTGAGAGAGATGAATATATTGTTGCTAAAAAGAAAATAGATGAGATGACAATGTCTTCTTTAATCTATCAATTACAGGCAGGTGAAAGGGCCTTAACTACTTTATTGGAAACAATCGAAGACGGTGAAATTGCCCCTAGAATGTTTGAAGTTCTTGCAACTCTACAAAAATCAATGTTAGACATTATTAAATCGCAAACCATGTATTTAATGGCAGCTGAAGAAGGTGCTAAAAGAATGGCAAGAGACATTGAATTATATAAAAAGAGAGATGACGCTCAAGTTATTAGTGAAGCATCTGGAGGAGCTCCAGCAGGAGATACTGTTCAAAGAGGAACAAAAGACCTGATGAGAATGATTCAAAACGGAATTCAAGAAGATCAAATAGAAGACGCTGAAATTACAGAAGAATAACAATGGGAGATTACGTAGGAGATAATAGATGGATTCCACAGGGTCAATCTGCTGACGATGCAGCTAAACTGATATGGTCAACAAAATCGATCAATGAGTTAATGTTAGCATTAGATCAAGGATATCGACCTTCAGTTCCTATGCCTTTTTATGAAGGTAAGCAATTTTTACGTAGAGGTAATATTGTATTTGACTACACCGATCAAGAGATTACAGAATTAGCTAAATGCGCAAATGATATTGTGTACTTCGCGGAAAGATATGCAGTTGTAATGACTGATAATGGAGTCCAACAGGTAAAACTTAGAGATTATCAAAAGGAAATGTTAAGAGATTTCCAAAATAATAGATTTAATATAGTATTGGCTTCTCGCCAAATGGGTAAAACCGTAACGGCATCTATATTTAATGCATGGTACCTTACATTTAACTATGATAAAACCACATTACTATTAGCCAATAAATCAGAATCAACAAAAGAAATTATAGATAAAGCAAAGGTTGTAATCGAGAACTTACCGTTCTTTATGAAGCCCGGAATTATTAAGTATGATGTTATGAATGTACGTTCAGACAATGGATGTCGTTTAGTAGGTCAATCAACTACAGCAAAATCAGGTATTGGTTTTACGATTCATAATTTATACCTTGATGAGTTTGCCCACATCCACCCAACAATCGTGGATTCATTTTATGAAAACGTATACCCAACACTCTCAGCTTCAAAAATATCGAGAATTAACATCACGTCAACTCCAAATGGTTTTAACAAGTTCTACGAAATATACGCTGACGCAGAGAAACAAAATAATGAATATAAGGCGACCAGAATAGATTGGTGGCAACATCCAGACCGCGACGACGCATGGTATAAAAGAGAACTTGGAAACTTAGGTTCTGAAGATGCATTTAATAGACAATATGGAAATGAATTTACAAGTTCATCAACTCTATTATTAAGTCCAGGTACGATGAAAAATATGAGATCTAATTCAAAGAAATTTGAATGGTATGACTTTGAAGAATTCGATAATGTTCATATAGATACTAAAGGTTATTTAGGATTTGATCCAGAATTTGAAGTTGAAAACGCTGGAGCATCTGATAAATATTATGTATTTTCAGTAGATATTGCTGAAGGAAACGGTGGAGACGATTCAGTTATTAATATTTTTGAAGTTGTACCAATGACACATGATGAAATAGAAAATACTATTAGCCCAGGTGCAATGTATGATTTCTTTAAATTGAATCAAGTTGGTATGTTTAGTAGTAATGAACATCCGATTGAAGAGTTTGCAAAAATACTATACACTCTCGCCTTAGATATATTTAATTCAGAGAATACAAAAATGATTATTGAATACAATACATACGGAAGTATATTGATTCAATATTTAAGTACAGTATTTCCAGGACGTAATGATTTTGAAGATGAGATGCTATTAAGATTTAAACACAGACACGACTCTAGAACCTTGAAACCAGGGATCAGATTAAAGAGTGATAACAAATCTGTATTTTGTCAGAACCTTAAGAAACAATTAGAAACTAATAGAATGAAAATCAACGATGTTGAGACAGTTCATGAAGCAAGTTTATTTGGAGTATTAAAGAATAGTAGTTACGGAGCTCAAATGGGTAAAGATGATAAAATCATGACATGTGTTACGGTGACTGAATTTTTTGGCACAACAGATTACGCAGATTACGTCGAGGAATTGTTAGATATTATTCCAGAAGAAACAGTTAAACATATGGAAAAAATCTTATATAAAGAAAGTGATGTACAAGGAGATTTACAGTTTGATATTTACGATTTACTGTAATATCCACCAGATAATAAAGATATATAATAAAAGAAAAAAAACAAAAATATAATACTATGGCACTAAGTCCTAATTTATTACAATTTAAATCAAGTGGAGTATACCGTTTAGAATTTGACAAGTCTCAGACTGCAGATATTAACGTTGAAACACTTAGATTAGTTACAGGTCACTCAAGAAAAGGACCTTATAACACACCAGTTTTAATTTCAAGCGTTGAAGATTTTACTAACGTATTCGGATCGATTGATAAAAAACTAGAAAAGAAAGGAATGTTCTTCCACAGATCAGCTTTAGAAGCTCTTTCAAGAGGACCAATCTTAGCTTTAAACTTAAACAAATTCGACGAAGATGATAAATCATTTTTTGCATCTCCAGTAACTAACGGTTCTGTTGATTCAATCGTAGCAGCTGATGGATCTAAAGAATATTCAAAGTTTTTCAATACTGATAAATTCGCAGTACCATCTGATGAAGCAGTTTTAGACGAACTTACAGTAGACTCAGATCACTTATTCCATTTTGTTAATATCAAACAAAACGGTATCACTGTTATCGTTAGACAAGCACAAGATGTTAAAGAATTTCAAATCATCGCAAGAGAATGGTATGGAGAAGGTAATGTACCAGAATTCATGAATGACTTTGATTATGTATCAGATTACATGGTTGATGTATTTGTATTCAAAGGAGAATTTGATGCAGCTAAAATGCAAAATGATCCAGTATATGGAGAATACTTTAACGAGAATGGATTAAACAAAGAATTATTAGGTCAGTTCGCTAACTTAAGACAAGTTAATTTAGAAGCGCAATACACCGGATCTTTAATCCCAGGATTTAAAGATTTAGAAGGAAGAAGCTTATACATTGAATCAATGATTAACAATGAGGCAAGAAAAACAGGTTTATTCTGTGCGATTGATGAAGATAAAGTATTAGAAGGAGATGTAGACTTAGTAGGTCACTCGTATGATGCTGATCAAGATTATCAATTACTATCACACACGGTAGGTCAAACTGTCGTAGCAACCCCAGTAGTATTACCAGACACTAAAACAACAACAGTAGTTGGACCAGTATTAACATTAGATTATGATGCAAACGGAGATTTAACAGCCGGTTATTTCTTAGCAGGAGCAACCTCTGGAGAATACGTTGAAATCTTATCATCAGTATATGCAGCTGGAGTAACAACAGTAACATGTGACGGCGATATTAACGCATCGTACGGCGGTTTAACTGGAGTAGCAGCTACACCTACAGTAACTGCAATATCTTTTGACAAATTTGCGGTTTCTCAATCAAGAGTAATTGCAGAAGAATTTACAGGAGCTACTTACGCTGCTGCAGGTTCTTTATTTACTTTAACTTATGCAACTGCACCAGATTCTATCAGCATTTCAGCTGGAGATTATGTACAAGCAGACGCAGCCGGTAGATTAGCTAAAGTTAAAAGAATTGCTAAAGACGGAAACGTTTATCAAGTATACTGTGATGTTACAGTTCAATCAACATGGGCTGGAGAATATGTAAAATCTTTTGAAAATGCATCGTCACACTACAAGACATTCCCATTATCAGGAGCAGTATTAAAAGAACAAACTATCAAATCAGCACTAGATGCAGTAAGAGGAGGAACAGGATTACATATCGGATTAATTGATAAAGATTTAATCGACTTTAGATATGTTGTTGATACTTTCACATCTTTCGATGCATTAGATGGTTTACAAAATAAATCACAATTAGCAGAATTAGCAAAAGCAAGACAAAATGCATCTGCTATTTTAAATGCACCTACAGTTGCAGATTTTAAGAAATCAACTAACCCATCGTTCACAAACGCTGACGGAGAATTTAAAGTAGAATACATTGCACAAGGAGGAAACTTAGATAAAAATCCAACAAAAACATACTTCCTACCAGGAATCACAGAAGGAGCAAATTACGCATTCTACTACGGACCAGGTTTATTAGTATCAGATAACGGAAAAGATTTAATCGTTCCACCAGCAGCTAATGTATCAAACAATTTCTTAGACAAATACACAAGCGCTCAACCATGGTCGATCGTTGCAGGTCCAAGAAGAGGAGTTGTAGGAGGATCAGGATTAAAAGGAGCAGAATATGCTTTTGATAAATCTGATAGAGATGTATTAGAGCCTTTCGGAATCAATCCAATTGTATTCCAAAGAGGAGTAGGTCTTACGATCTTAGGAAATAAAACGGCACAACAGTCTGTTAAATCAGCGCTTTCTTCAGCTCACGTTAGAGAAGCTCTTATTTACATTCAAGATGGTATCGCAGATATTCTTAAAGGATACGTATTTGAATTTAACAATACACAAACTAGATTAGAAATCAAAACTTTAGCAGATTCATTTATGGAATCAGTAAAAGCAGACGGTGGAGTTTATGAATTCAAAAATGTTATGGATCAATCAAACAACACTGATGACGTAATTGATAACAACTTCGGTATTATAGATACTTATGTTGAGCCAGTTAAAGGATTAGAAATAGTTGTACATAGAACTACAGTTTTAAATACTGGTGAAATTTCAACAGGGAACTTTAGTTAATCAGATATATAAAAAAATAAAAACAATATAAAAATGGCTTTACCACATTATTCACAAGATCAAACTAGCAGAAGCGGTAGACAATTCGAACCAGTTCAAGCGAACTTATTTGAAGTAACGATTTTACCTCCAGCAGGAGTAGCGGACGCACCGTTAATGATTCAACATGTAAACTCTATTTCAGGTTTAGAATTGTATAAACCAGTTGCTGCAGTTGAGCAAAAATACAAATTTTCAACACGTTCATTCGCAGGAATGCCAGATGCAACTACATTAGAAGTTGGTATTAATTTCTCATTAAATTTAAACGATGCTAATCAAGCATACCTTTACAAAGCAATGAGACAATGGTACAATAACCAGTATGATCCTCAAACAGGACAAATGGGACTTAAAAAAGATTACGTAGGTACTATCGTTGTTGTACAGTTCAATAGAGCTGGAGACATTTATAGAACAGTAACTTTAGAAGATTGTTTCATTACTTCTGGTTTACCTTTCACTAACGATTTAAGTTATGAAACTACCGAAGCCCAGGCTTTAGAAGTTACATGGAGATGTGATACGTTTAAAGAGGTTTTAGCTTAGTAGATACTTTATAATAGGGGATTCCTGAAAAAAGGTTTCCCCTATTTTTATGAAACAAAAATATAATATGTTGATATAATAATAACAAATGGATAAACTGACAAAAAAGTTACAAGTTCTTCTATCTGAAGGTGAAGTAACATCAATAAACAGGATTATCTTAAATGAAGCAATTGAAAACGGAGAAAGACCAGTATCGATATCAGCATTCATTAGAGATATAATCCGCAAAGAAATTGATCTGAAAGCAGATTCAATAGTAGAATGGAATAAAGATAATATTAAGAAACTTAAAAAGAAGTAATAAATGAGCGATCAACAGCAAGACGAAGTAAACTTAAACGATGCTTATAAAAACATCGTAGAAAATCAAGAAAATCCTAAGCCATCAGATCTAGGATCAGTTAACATGGATAAGTTTAAACAACAGGAAGCACAGGATGCAGATATTGTTTTAGGTTATCATGCAATTCCAGTTAATTCTTTACCATCAGCTGGTATGTTTTACCCTGAAGGAACTGAATTACATATCAGATCAGCAAAAGTTGCTGAAATTAGACATTTTTCGACAATGGATGAAAACAATATATTAGATGTTGATGAAAAATTAAACTCTATATTAGAATCATGTACAAGAGTTACTAGTAATAAAAAAAGAATGTCATATAAAGATCTTCTAGAAGAAGATAGATTCTTTTTAATTCTTTCAATTAGAGATCTAACGTTCCCTGAACCAGAATCTCAATTATCAGTAGATCATGTTGATAAAAATGGAGAAACTCATAAAATAGAAATATCTAAAGATAATTTTACATATTTTAAAGTTCCAGAAAATCTAGACAAATATTATGATAGAGAAGAAAGAACTTTCTTAATTGAAACAAAATCTTTTGGAACATTAAAAATGGCTCCACCGACGATTGGTATCATGCAGCGAATGACAGCATATATTAAAGACCGTCAAGATAAAAAATTAAAAGTTGATCAATCGGTTTTACAGATTATGCCATATTTAATTTCTGAATGGAGAGGTTTTACTGAAAGTGAAATTTTCAAATTTGAAATTGAAATGAACAGCTGGTCAAACAAGAAATATAGTTTAATTTATAAATTAGCAGAACAGATGAAGGTTGGTATTAAACCTGATATGAATGTGCAAATAGGGGATGATTGGGAGGACGTCCCTATTGGGTTTCGCGACGGAATCAAGTCTCTTTTCATTGTTCAAGATATCACTGGAGAACTTCTTTAAAACAAAGTTCTATATTTATAAACACTTACATTTGCAACCTAGCGAACTGGAAGCAATGGAGTACTATGAATTTCACTACTTAGTTAAAGATCTTTTAGAATTTTTACAGAAAGAGAATGACGCAAATTCTGATCAACAAGATCAGACGGGTAAGGCAATGTCAGGTATGAAGATGCCTAATGTAAAAATGCCTAATATAAAGATGCCAAAGATGTAGATATATACTCTATATTTTAAAACATATAAGTGTATTAATGAAAATTATACTAGGGCCATTACAAAGGCTAGCAATTTTAATGGAAGAACAGATTGAAGAGACAAAATCTCTTCAATCTGTAATTTCAATAGATCTAAAGAAATCAAGCAAAGATCAGTTAAGTGAGCTTAAAACTCAAACAGGCCTTTTAGAAGATATTAAAAGTATTTTAAGACAACAGCAGTTCGCTTCTCTTGCACAATCAAAAGGACCAAAGACTGGAATATTAGGAGGTATTAAAAGTAAACTTCCAAGCTTTAAAGGAGCAAAAACCGTCGCAGTCGCGGTTGGTTTATTCGCAGGTGCTATATTGGCATCTACTGTTTTCTTTGCACTAATGCCTAAGCTTTCTGCGGTAACTTTATTAACTGCAGTTGCGGTAGCTGGAATAATGACTTATGTTGTTCCTAAATTCATGGAACTAACAAAACTATATAGATTTAAAACAAAAAACATAGTAAGAGCTGCGGCAATATTACCATTAATTTCAATGGCAATACTAGCATCTTCACTCCCATTAGTATTAATGCCAACTTTAAGCCTAGGCTCTTTAGTTACTGCATTTGTTGTTGGGGCGGCACTTTCAATATTTACACCCTCATTTATAAAATTAGTTCATAATCTAAAGGGTGTAAAATTAAAGGATCAAATTAACGCAGTTAAAGCTATGGCGATAATGGCTGGTGGTATTGTTGCAGTATCATTAATATTTGCCTTATTAGGTGCTGTTTCAGGTTGGGCAGCTCCGCCTTTAATGTGGACTTTACAAGCTGGATTAGCCATGTTCATATTTTCTGCGGCTTTTGTAAACATAGCAAATTCACTTAAAAAATCATCTACAAAAGATTTACTTTTAGCGTCTACTGCACTGCCACTACTTGCATTAACTATTGTTGGAGTTGCATACATATTTAAATTATTCCCAGCAAAACCTATCGCACCTGAGTATAATTGGACTCTAAAGGCAGGATTAGCGATGTTATTGTTTTCTTTTGCTTTTACAAAAATATTAAAAGTTATTAAACAAAATTCACTTAAAGATATTGCATTTGCAGCAATAGGTGTAGGACTTTTAGCAGCCGCTGTTGTTGGTGTTGCGTTTATTTTTCAAGCACTTTCATTCGTTGAAGGCTATGAAAAATACGCTCCGGATCCAGTATGGGCTCTTAAGTCAGGTCTAGCTATATTGGCGTTTACGGGTAGTTATTTGTTAATATCTTTGGCCGCTAAGAAGATTGGTTTAAAAGGTCTTGCACTAGGAGCCCTTGCTATGATAGCAGTTGCGGGTTCAATTTTAGCAACCGCATGGATATTTAGTGTTTTACCAAGTGAATTCATAGCACCTCCACTGGATTGGTCAATAAATGCAGCGATAGCAATCACTGCCTTTGCAATTCCATTAGCAGTAATTGGCGCTTTAGCGACATTATTAACACCAGTAGGGCTTTTATTAGGAGCAGCTGGTATTATACTAGTGGCTGGGACAATGTGGGTTGTTGCTTGGATTTTTAGTAAATTACCAGATTTAGGTGAAGCTTCTAAAATGCTTACTGATGCAATAATGTACCCCATTAATCAAATGATAGGGGCTCTTGTTAGATTTAAGGATGAAATCGGAATTGAAAACATGGTACCTTTAGCGGGTGGTATTTTAGCAATTGCAGGTTCTTGGTTAACTTTAACCGCAGCCATGGCAGGTCAAGGTATTGGTGGAGCTATTGGTGCAGTTGGTAATGCAATAGGACAAGGGGTTAATAAAATTGTAGAATTTTTCGGTGGAGAAAAAGCAATGGGACCTAAGGATTTATTAGAACTATTAATAAGCAAAGCAAATAGCCTTAAAAAGATATCCGGACCTATGTACAATATAGGTAAGGGATTAAGATCAATTGGAACTAGTGCTATAAATGTTTCACTTGCTCTTGGTACATTAAAGCATTTTACAGGTGATGATGCTGTTGAAAATCTAGAAAAATCTGCAAAATCAGTTAAAGAATTGGCTAAAGGATATAGTAAAATTGCAAGGTCAACAAACCTAATGAATATAGATGCTCTTAACGCATCTGCAAACATGTTTAACGCGATCGCTAAAGTAGCAGGATTAAAAGGAGAAGATGCGATAACGAAAATATCTGAAGAATTAATGAAAGCGGTTAACCAACTTTCTAAAACCGTTGAGAATTTACAAGAAGCTAATGGTGAAAATTCAACCTCAATGCAGGATGCTATTTCATCTACAATCGGAGGATTTATTGATAAGATCAAAGGAACGACTGATAAAAGTGGAGGAAACGAATCTGGATTGGTTGATGTTGCACCAATTGTTGCTGCAATCCAAGAATTAGAAGATAGATTAAACAGGCCTTTAAGAGTTCAAGAAATTTAATCTGAAACTTTTTTAGAATATTGAATATAAATTTAAACAATAAATATGTTCGATATGATAATCAACTTAATTTTAATATTTTTAGTAGGTGTAAACTTCTACATCGATAATAAAAATAGAAAATCTTACCAAATCAGGGTAAATGCACTACAGTCTGATCTTGATGCAATGTCTCATGTGCTTTATGATGTTTCAAATCAATTAAAAGATCAGTCAATAGAACCAAATCCGGTTACTGCGAGTGACTTTCAAATTGTTGCATCTAATTTAGAATCAGTACAAGATCGATTAGCAGAATTAGACTTAATCATCCAGAACATACAAATTCAAATTAATAAAGAAATCAATGACTAAAGCACAAATAGTACAGAGGTTATTAGATGCGAGAGCGATCTCAGCTGAGGAGGCTGTTGTTTTATTACAGAACGAAACAGTTAATATTCCAGTGTACACTCCTAACCCATATTATGATAACCCAAGTTTTACACCTCCACCTGTTTGGTGTGAAACCCCTAATACAACATCATGAGTAATTCATACAACAAATATTTAGACTTAAAAGAATCAGGCGCATTTGATTTTGATCCAACAAACCCAAATCATGTTTTAGAAAAAGCAAGTAAAATCGGACTTAAAACTCAAATTCTATATACTGCGATGGATTTAATCAGAGAGAATAAGAGCCTAACAAATAAAGAAGCGATCTTAAAATCAGCGAAACATTGGCATGTTATATAATTTTTAAAACACATTATTAATGTATACGTATAAAGCAAAAGTAAATAGAATAATAGATGGAGACAGTATTGTCTTAGATATCGATTTAGGATTTGATACTTGGATTAACAATCAATCTATCAGATTAGTCGGAGTTGACGCTCCAGAATCTAGAACTCGAGACCTTGTTGAAAAACAATTTGGAAATCTAGCAAAGAAAAGAGTTCAAGATCTCCTAAAAATAGGATCTGAAGTAATCATTAGAACCTACAAAGACAAAGGGGGTAAATTCGGGAGAATCCTAGGTGAGATCATTACAGATGAAGAAATTAATATAAATGATTTGTTAATTGAAGAGAGATTAGCTGTGTATTACCAGGGACAATCTAAAGACGAGGTTAAACAATTACATTTAGCAAATAGAAAATATTTAATCAAAGAAGGCAAAATAGTATTAGATGAAAATAAATAAGAATTTTAAGATCAAAGGTCTTTTAGAATTTCAACCAAACGTATATGGAGATGATAGAGGCCAGTTCATTGAAACTTTCAACGAGGATGTCCTAAGGTCACTCGGGTTTAACGAACACTTTAAACAGGATAATCAAAGTATCTCGCAACGCGGGGTCTTTAGAGGGATCCATTTACAATCAGAACCACATGGTCAAGGAAAATTAGTTCGAGTAGCTAAAGGATCCGTTATCGATTATGCGGTAGATTTAAGATTAGGTTCACCAACATACGGAGAATGGGAATCCGTGAAATTAACAGCAGAACAAGGAAATCAATTCTGGATTCCAAACGGATTCGGACATGCATTCTTAGCACTCGAGGACGACACAATCTTTTGTTATAAATGTACTGATGTTTATGCCCCGGATCACCAGGTGTCTATCATGTGGAACGATACTGATATTAATCTAGACGTGAGCTCGCAAATAGATATTCCACTTTTAATTTCAGACAAAGATCAAAAGGGTTTATATTTACCAGAATACACATATCAAATTAACGAACAATTACAATGATTAAAAGAGCACCAAGTAGAGGTTATTTCGGAGGAGTTTGTCAAGGATTAGCAGAAGAGACAGACACTAACCCATTAGCATGGCGGATAATATTCTTATTAGCACCATCNAGCCTNTGGGTATATATTGCNNTATGGNTNTTATTAAAAAAAGAAGATGAATAGNATAATTANAATATTTTCAATCATATTAGTCATTTTCTTTTATTGTCTAATATTAGCAACACCGGTCCAATTCCTATGGAACTTTGCCCTAGTACCGGCGATTGATGGACTTAACTTTATCGGATTTTTTCAAGCACTTGGAATAAATCTATTATGTATGATATTATTTAAGAACCCAACCGAAACTAAAACAACTCTTCCAGAAAATGAATAAAGTAACTGAAATATTTAAAGCTTGGAGAATTGCATATGATCCAGACGACAGACAGGCAGAATTAGCATCTGCTAGAATTAAAATTTGTAATGATTGCGAGAATAAAAGTCTTGTACCTGTTGCGCATTGTACCTTATGTGGATGTGCCCTTAAAGGAAAAATCCATACCCCTCGAAAAAATGGATGTCCGGCGGGTAAATGGAATGAGGTAGATAATAAATTTTTAAAATAATTGTATAAAAGTTTTTTTATCCCATCGGAATTGCTTATATTATACTATAATTAAAAAACAAACACTATGAAAATGTTTAAGAAAGATGGTAAGACCGCAGTCCTAGTAAGCCCAGGATTTGGTGCAGGATTTAGTACTTGGAACAGTCCAGAAATGGCAGTTGACTTTGATTTAGTCGAAGCTTTCCTTAAAGAAGATATGAAACGCTTTAACTACATCTTAGAAGAGAAATACGAAGACGCTTACTATGGAGGTATTGAAGACTTGGAAGTACAGTGGATTACCGAAGGTACTCAGTTTATGATTGAGGAGTATGACGGCAACGAGAGAATTGTCGATATTAGTAAACTTAACTTATTTACAGCATAATGAAAACAGTAATTTTTGATTTAGACGGAACATTAGCTCTCATCGACGATCGTAGAGCAATGTCAACAAAACCAGATGGTAAAATGGATTGGGATAAGTTTTTTGATCCAGCTAATATTCAATTAGACAAACCAAATTGGCCTGTTATTTTAATGGCACAAACATTAAAAAGAGCTGGTCATCGTGTAGTGATTTTTAGTGGAAGATCAAAAGCAACTAAAGATGCAACCCGAGACTGGTTAAATAGTTTTGATATTCCATTTGACGTTTTAAAGATGCGACCAACCAGTGGCGGCATGAAGTTTATGAAAGATGATAAACTCAAACAAATTTGGTTAGATGATTTATTTCCAAATACCGATGATATTTTGTGTGTATTTGATGATAGAGATCAGGTCGTAAAAATGTGGAGAAACAATGGATTAACCTGTATGCAAGTTGCTGAAGGAGACTTTTAAATAAAGAGACATGACAGAATATACAAACAGATACGGAGACAAATATACTTTTACAAAACAAGAAGATGGGTCAGTCCTATGGGAAGGTTCTTTTGAACATTGTAGATTTGGAAGTTCTAATGACTATAAATTAGCATATGAAACATATTGCCATGATACTGGAAAGGTAGGAGATTCTCCAATGCATATTGAAGATTTTAAAGAAGCGATTCACGAATCAGTTTATGATGAAAACGATCAATATGTAGGACCTAGTGTTATTGGAAAAAAATATCAGAACATGGTAAAGTCAAATCCATGGATTAGTATGGTAGATCCAAGTGGTGGCCCATACTTAAGTGAGCATACAGATCTTGGTGAATTCTTTAGCGATGAGTTTGACGGATTATGTATTAGTTCTTTTTCACCAATAGAAACAGGATATAGAATTAATACTTACGGTAAATTCGATCATTTAGACGATTAATAGATATGAAACGAGTAAAACAATTCTTTAAGTACCTAAGTTGGTTAGAGCAAGAGAGAATCAAAGCAATGATTCATTGTGGTAGACCAACATCAATTTAACACCAAAGAGAGATGAAAACACCAATACAAGAGTTGATTGATGATATGACTTATATGCTCACGGAGGGTGAACGGAGCATCTATGCATTAAGGGAA